TGTTAATGCCTACTGTTAAGGATTTAATAGATGTTAATGTAAAAAATAACGAACAATTAATTAAAATGGCGGGTATTGCACAACGTGCTACAACTGCTGGGGGAGGATTATTACAAGATACACTTTTCGATCCCTCTGAAATACAACAATTAATTGAAGAGCAACGTGTTATTCAAATTGATGGCCAAAAATTAATTGAAAAAACAGAAGCTATTCAACATCAAATAGAAAATAAATGAGAATAAGAGAAAATTTAAGCACTTTTTCTGCAGGAATAAGTAAATTTGTTTCTTCCCCAAATATTGCTCCACAAATAGGTAAAGTATTTGGAGTAATTACTACTGAAAATACTCCAACAAAAGAATTGTTTGAAAAATATGGAGGATATAATGCAATAGGAACTATACTTTATATTGATTATAATTCTTCTAAAAATATAAATCCTAAAGATATTGATCTAAATAAATGTAAACCTGCTAAACCCTTTCATGCTAGTATTCAAAACTATCCTTTAGTTGGAGAACTAGTTTATTTAATAGATGGACCATCACCTTTTACTTTTTTTAATATTTTTTTATCACAAAAATACTATACAGGTACTATTAATATTTGGAATAATAATCAACAAAATTCTTCTAATACTTCTACTTTAGGAGAAAATTTTATTGAAAATAAGGATATTAGAAGGTTAATATCTTTTGAAGGTGATAGAATATATCAGGGCAGAAAAGGAAATGGAATTAGATTTGGTAGTACTGTAAAATCTAAATCTAATATTAATGAATGGAGTAGTATAGGAAAAGATGGTGATCCTATAACTATTATAGTTAATGGATATATAACTACTAATACTGGGTCTTTAGTTCCGAACGTTGAAGAAATAAATAAAGAGATGTCTTCTATTTATATGACATCTACCCAAAAATTACCTTTACAAACTAATAAAACAGGTGTATTAAATAATTTAACTAATCCTTTAAATGCACCTGATTATTTTAATGCTCAAGTTATTATAAATGCAGATCGTGTTACTTTAAACTCTAAAAAGGATGAAGTAATGATTTTTGCTACTAATAATGTTGAGATAAATACTAAAAATGTTATTAATTTAAATGCTGATACAAGAGTACATTTAAATTCAAACTCAATATTTTTAGGCCCCTATGATAATTCAAAAACATACCCTCTCCAACCAGTATTATTAGGATACGAAACAACTAATTTATTTGAACATTTACAACAAACATTAACTAAATTAGCTAGTTATTTATCTAGTGCTGTTGGAGTGCCTAAAGGTTCACCTATGTTAGGTATAAATGCTGCTGGTAAAGAATTAATTAAAGATGCTCAACGCATGTGTGATTTAATAGAAAAAATTCCATCACAAAAAGTATTTACATCATAATGGCAGATAAAAATAAAATAAATGTAGCACCTGTTATATCGCCTGATATTTTAAAAACAATATCAGCTGCTACTGCCATTAAAACTTTTGGATCTCAACTTATAGATAAAAATAAAGAAAAACTAATTGTTGGTAATCAAACCAAAACAGCTCAACTAGATAATCAATTAAATGCTTTAACTGTTAAAGAACAACAAGCAGGAGAAACAAAAAAAGCAACAGTTGAAAAAGCCCAAAAAGATTATAACTCAAAACAAATTACTGAAAAACAGTATAATGATATAAAAGTAGCTGCTGAAAATGCTTATTTAGCAGAAAAAGCTGCTATAACTGCAGAGCGAGAAAAAATAAAAAAAGATAAAGATGTTATACAAAATGATCCTTATACTAAAATAAAACAAAGGCAAAAAATATTTAAAACCAAAATAAAAGGATTAAGAAAAAAATCTCAAAGTGAAGAAACAAAATCTAATATAGATTTAGTTAAACAAGTATTGGCTTCAGCTACTAATACTGCTGAAAGTTTAGCACCTATAATTGCTTTACAACTTGTTAAACAGTTTTTTAATATAACTACCCAAAGAAAAAGATTAGAACTTTTAGTAGACCAGGTAAATGCTTATATAGATACTCAAGTAAAAGATGAACAAACAGTTATTATTGCTACTAATCTAAGAAATAATGCTATTACATTAATTAATAATAGTGCTGCAAAACTGGATAGATTAAAGAATACATTAGAAAAAACAACAAAAATACTAGCTACAATTTCAGGTATAATAGCGGCTATTATTATAATAATAAATTTGCCTTTTCCTTTTTTACTTCCTCTTAAAGTACAACTTCAACCTAATTTACAAAGATTACTAGCATTAGTAGCTGCATTAACTACTATTGTAGCTATTGCTACTACACTATTTAGAAATGAATTTAATAGAATACTTGAATTAAAAGAAAGATTAAAAGAAATTAGTTTAAAACTAGACGGAAAATCATTAGATAATTTAGATAATTTAGCTAATTTATCTAATCTTTTTCTACCAACTGGTTTAGATCATCCATCATATAAAGGATTTAATTTTAAAATTAAAGAAGAAAATAATCCAAAATTTGTTGTTAAAGGTAATAAACGTCGTTATGCAGTAGCAATTAACAGTAATAGTATAGAACAAATTAAAAGTGAACCATCATTTACATTAGATCCAAACGATTTAATAGAACAATTAAAATTAGTAATAGATCGTGAAAATTTAATAGGTTAAAATATTTATATATATGAAAATTCAAGCATTTAAACAAATTATTAAAGAAGCTGTAGCTGAGGCTGTTCGTGAAGAATTATCTGAAATTTTATTACAAAAGCCACAATTAAATGAATCTAAAACAGCAACATTCACTAGTGCCAATGTAACTGGAACTACAGATATTCGTGCACAATTACGTAGCCAAATGGGAGCTATGTTTGGTTATCAACAACCTCAACGTAATGATTTAAAAGTAATAGATGCTATTGACCCATCCACTGGTGACAAAGTAAACCCATATTTAGCATTTATTAATGATGCAGCTGATAATATGACTGCACAAGATAGATCAGGACTAAGAAAATTAGATTAATATGCCATTACCCCAAACAATACAAGTAAATCCATTAGATTTACAAGGAAATATAGCAATTGGGGTATCATTGCCTTTTAATGGACCTGCTGGTCCCTTTAATAGCACATATAGTACTAAAAATCAAATTAAATCTAATTTAATTAATCTTTTACTTACTAATAAAGGTGAAAGAATAATGAATCCTGAATTTGGATGTAATTTAGGAAGAGTATTATTTGAAGGTATAACAGAAAATACATCAGAACTAATTAAAAATTTAATTACTACCAATGTAAGAATGACTATACCAGAAATACAATTAACTGAAATATTAGTAGAAAATGCATCTCAATATAATAATAATGCTATATCAGTTACAGTTAAATATAAAATAAGAATATCCCAAAATGCAGATCAAGTAACAGTACAATTTATATAAAATGGCAGATAATAGTATATCATATTTAAATAAAACATTTCCTGAGTTTAAAGCTAATTTAATAAATCATGCTAAAACTTATTTTCCAACAGTATATAATGATTTTACTGAAGCAACACCAGGTAATTTATTTATTGAAATGGCTTCATATATAGGTGATGTAACTTCATTTTATTTAGATAATCAAATACAAGAAAATTTTTTATTATATGCTAAAGAAAAAGAAAATTTATTTGCTTTATCATATATGTTAGGATATCGTCCTAAAGTTTCATATGCTTCTACCGCTGATATAGATATATTTCAACTAATACCCACAACAGGTTCAGGAGGAATTTTACAACCAGATTACAATTATGCTTTAGTTGTTCCTGAAAATGCCCAATTTAGTGCGGCAGGAGGAATTAAATTTTTAACTACTCAAAAAGTAGATTTTAGAGATACAGGTAGTATGATAATATCTTTTGTAGATAATAATTATTATTTACTTAAAAAATCAGTTAAAGCAATTTCTGCTGAAATTAAATCTACAACATTATCTTTTAATACATCAGAAAAATTTTCAATATCTACTATTACAGATACAAATATATTACAAATATTAGATGCTACTGATGCTCAAAGTAATAATTGGTACGAAGTACCTTATTTAGCACAATCTACTGTGTTCGATAAAATAGAAAATCCTACATCAGGAAGTGATGGAATACCCTATTTAGTACGATTAAAAAGAGTACCTCGTCGTTATGTATCTCGTTTCTTATCTAATAATACACTTCAACTTGAATTTGGAGCAGGTGTTGTTAATGCAACTGATAATAGTATTTTGCCTAATCCAGATAATATTCAACTTGGATTAGTACCTGGTATATCTAATTTATATAATAATTTTAATCAAGCATCTGTATTTTTTACTCAAGAATATGGTTTGGCGCCAAGTAGTAATATTACTATACGATATTTAGTAGGTGGTGGTATTACCTCTAATGTTGCTTCTAATACTATTACAACAATTGTATCTTCTAATGCTAATTTTCCTAGTGGAATTACAGGCAATTTAGCTACTACTATTTTAAATAGTTTAGCTGTAACTAATCCTTTTCCATCATCTGGTGGAAGAAACGGTGACCAAGTTGAAGAAATTCGTAATAATGCCTTTTATGCTTATCAATCCCAATTACGTGCTGTAACTAGAGAAGATTATATGGTAAGAGCATTATCTTTACCTTCTACTTATGGTTCAATATCTAAAATATATGTCACACAAGATGTTGTTAGTGAAATGTTAGCTACATCAACAGTAGCTACTACTGAGGAACGTAATCCTCTTTCATTAGATATGTATATTTTAGGTTATAATTCTAATAAACAATTAACATCAGCATCTACTACTTTAAAAAATAATTTAGCATCTTATATTAATGAATTTAGAATGGTAACAGATGCTATTAATATTAAAGATGCTTTCTATATTAATATTGGTGTTAATTTTGATATTGTAGTAGCTAGTGGGTATAGTAATAATGACGTTATAACAAACTGTATTTTAGGTTTAAAAGATCATTTTAATATTGATAAATGGAATATTAATCAACCTATTATACTTGCTGATATTACATCTAAACTTTTACAAGTTAAGGGGGTACAAAATGTTATTAAGGTTGAAATAACAAATAAATATGATGGAAATTATTCACCTTATGCTTATGATATTCCAGGAGCTACTAGGTTAGGTAATATTTATCCTTCAATAGATCCAAGTATATTTGAAGTTAGATTTCCAAATACAGATATTCAAGGAAGAGTAGTACCATTTTAAAAATTATAAAGTATGGATTTAAATAAATTAAAAGGACATATACCAGATACAGTAATCGCTCAGATTCCTGATGTGATGCAAAAATTTGGAATTGACACTGCTATTAAGTTGTCTCACTTTTTAGCTCAATGCGGCCATGAATCCGGTGGTTTTAAAGTAGTAAAGGAAAATTTAAACTACAGAGCTAAAGGTTTACGTGCTATATTTGGAAAATATTTTCCTGATGATGCTACTGCTCTTCTTTATGAACGCAAACCAGAAAAAATTGCTAACCTAGTATACGCCAGCAGAATGGGAAATGGCGATAAAGCAAGCGGGGATGGATATAAATTTCGCGGACGTGGGTATATCCAACTAACAGGAAAACAAAACTATACACTATTCGGTAAAGCAATTAATGAAGATATTGCTGCAAATCCTGATTTAGTTGCTACTAAATACCCATTATTATCAGCTGCTTGGTTCTTTTCTAAGAATTGTTTAGGTAAATGTGTTGATACTTCTGATGCATCTGTACTTGCTGTTACTAAATGTGTAAATGGTGGTACTATTGGTTTAGCTGATCGTCAAAAACATTTTAAAGAATATTTTCACTTATTATTATAAAATAACAAGCAATGGCTATATATAAGATATTTCCTGAAAAAAGTGCTACATTATATTCATATTATCCTACTCTAAATACAGGATTAGATGAAATATTAGAGCTTAGTACTTTTAAATCTATTGGTGATACTAATGAAGTATCGCGTATTTTAATTAAATTTCCATCAAGTGAAATATCAGGTACAATTGCTAATAAAATAGGAACATCTAGTTTTGATTGTTATTTAAAATTGTATTTAGCTAACGCTACATCAATTCCATTAAATTATACTATTTTTAGTCACCCATTAGCATCAGATTGGAATATGGGTACAGGTAGATTAGCAAATCTCCCTATTACAACAGATGGTGCAAGCTGGGGGTTTACACAACAAAGTGGAAGTGGAGTATGGTTTTCACCTGGTTCTTTTCCTTCAGGCCAAACAGGTTCGTATAGTGGTTCTAATGCTGGAGGTGGTTTATGGTATACTGCTTCTGCTTATCAATCAACTCAATCTTTTACTTTTATATCTACTAAAGATATTGAGTTAAAAGTAACTAATACCGTAAGTGCTAGCTATACTAATGTTATTTCTAATTATGGTTTTATTTTAAAACATTCTTCATCTTTAGAGTTTACAACAGCATCTAAATTTGAAACAAAATATTTTTCAGCTACTACTCATACTATTTATCCTCCGTTTTTAGAATTTAGATGGAATGATTCATCATATAATACTGGATCGCAAAAAGTAATGGATTCTAACTTATATTATGCTAGTTTAGGTAATAATAAAAATTTGTTCCAACAAGATTCAGTACAACGATTTAATATTAAGGTTAGAGAAAAATATCCACCTAGATTATTTCAAACATCATCATTTGGATATGCTTTAGTTAATTATGCTTTACCTTCATCTTCATATTGGTCAATAAAAGATTTGGATACTGAAGAAATTGTCGTAGATTATGACACATCCTATACTAAAATTAGTTGTGATCCAAGTGGTAGTTATTTTAATGTATACATGAATGGATTAGAACCAGAACGTTATTATAAACTATTATTTAAAACTATATTAAATAATGGTGAAACAATAATATTTGATGAAAATTATTATTTTAAAGTTGTAAGATAATTAACTATGCCTCAATATTATGGAACTAATACAACTAATGCAACTAATATAACTGATGCAACTAACACAACATCTCGAATTCCTATAGAGAAACGAGTATTTAATAAAGATCAGTATGGAAAAGTTATTAATACTCAATTTAGTCAGTTATTAAATCAACAAATAGATGAGGAAACACCAACTTTTACTCTAGAAGATTTTTTTACATTATATGACCAATTATTTTTTCAAATTCCTAAAGAAGGAGATACTGATTCTCATCGGTTTATTTTGCAAAAAGAAGCTGAGTATTTAGGAGTAATAATTGATCAAGATGATATTCAAGCTTTACTTGATGAAATTACATCATTAAGACAACAAGTATTAGACACTCAAACAGCTTTAAATGATCTTAGTAAAACGATTAAAGTATAATGGCTGATAATATAAAAATAATAGGCAATATAGTCAGTTCAACAACTGTTTCACGCTACACTAGCCAAGATACTGCTTTAATTTCTTCTAGAAGATTACAAGAAAATTTTGGTGAAACTAATGATTATATTGAATATTTTATTTATGATATAGGGGGAAATTTATTAAATATTAATTATAATTATTTAAATTATAAATTACCTACAAATATAGGTCTTACTCCAGGAGTAATGACTCAACCAAATACCACTGGTAATATTCAAACAACAGATATAGGTATTGATTCTATTTTATCAACTCCAACTAGTTCACTATATCCTGTAATTGAAATAGATCCTATTAAAGATTTACAGAACATAGGATATTCTTCGGGTGAGTTTCAAGTTAGATATAATTTATTTCAAAATAAAATATCTAGCCCTATTGAACAAGGTTTATTTATTAAAACTATTTCTCAAGATAGAACGGAAATAGCATTATTATCTACTGTATTAACAAATGAACAAATCGAAAGCGCATCTTTAGATTTAATAAATAAAATTAATAATACTAATTATTATGTAGATTATTTATTGAATTTTGGAGATAATCAATTATATACTGCTATTAATGTTGCTTTAAATAAAGATCCTAATGGATATCAAATATTATTTAAATTATATCAACCTCTTCCTCTAAGTGTACAAGAAAAACAAACATTATGGGTTGTTGAAGAAAAAGTTAATCCCTATGTTTTTAATATTAATTTAGATACATTAATAACTCCTCCCCCTCCTCCATCATTAAGAGGACCTAATTTTAATATCTCTATTGAAAATCAAGGTACTGTTAGTACATCTTATAATAATTATTCTACTTTAATTAATAATTTACAAGCATTACAAAGTTCATCATATAATCAAATTCAAAATTTATTTACTACACAAAGTATAGATATTAATGTTGATTATACTAATTTTGATAATTTTACATTCTTTGGATCAGCTGAACATCGTGTAAAAAATTTTCATACTAAGGTTAAAGAAATTGAAGACTATCAAAATTTTATTAATATTTATAAACCATTTGTTGCTACAACAGCTAGTTTACAAACAACAATAAATCAATATTCATCTAGTATTACTAATATTATTTCTCAGTTTGATGGATATGAATATTATCTATATTTTGAATCAGGTTCATATGCTTGGCCTAAAGCTAATTCTAATAAACCATTTGTTTTACTATCAACAGGATCAGCAACTGTCCAAACATGGTATAATGCCTTAACAGGATCTGCTGAAACATATGATTTAAATAACTATGATAATTTAAAATATGCTGTTCCTGCTTTTATAAGTGATGATAAAAATAACCAACCATTTTTATTATTTTTAAATATGGTAGGACACTATTTTGATAATATATGGATTTATCTTAAATCAATTACTGATATTAATTTAGCAAATAATAATTTAGAAAAAGGTATATCTAAAGATTTAGTATATCAACAATTAAAATCATTAGGTGTTAAACTATATAATAGCCAAGCTGGGAATAGTGTAGCAAATTATTTAATAGGGGCTAATACAGGTAGTAGTGTATTTGATAATAATTTTACCATTACAGGTAGTTATTTAAATAATATTCCGCGTGCGGATTTAGTAGCTGAACTATATAAACGTATTTATCACAACTTACCTTTATTATTAAAAACAAAAGGTACTGTTGCTGGTTTAAATTATTTAATGACTACATTTGGTGTTCCAAATAGAACCTATTATACAATAGGAAATAGCTCATTTTATACTCCAACAGGTAGTGCTATTACCTCTAGTATATTAAATGCTAAAGAATTTGGTGGTTCGCTTAAATCTGGATTAATTAAAGGATATAATAATGATAAAGTAAGAATTGTAGTTAATACAGTCACTGGAAGTGTATTATCATCCGAATTAAGTTTACAAACATTTCCTACAGCATCATCTACATTTAGAGGTGATGATTTACATTATATAGATATATCATTTAGTCCTCAAACACAAATAGATACTTATATTTCTAGATCTATTGCTTCTAATAATTCAACATGGAGTTTAGATGATTATATTGGAGACCCAAGACAACAATATAGTGCTTCATATAGTGATTTAGATACTCAACGTAAACTATATTTTGAAACTGGTGTATCCGGTTATCCTGGATTTACTGGTTCACTTTTAGATTATAATGGGTTTATTAGATTAATTAAATTTTTTGATAATTCATTATTTAAAATGCTTACTGACTTTGTTCCTGAAAGAACAAGTCTATCTACTGGTGTCACTATTAACTCCCCAGTACTTGAGCGTAATAAAGTAGTTTATTCTATACCTAATATTAATACACAAAGTGTATATGAGGCTAATTACAATACAGGAAGTATATCAGGCCAATATGGTCAACTTTATGATGTACTACAAGGTAATAAATCACCATTTTTTACAGGTGAATTAAGTGGTAGTGTTGTTAATATTAATCAATATTTTGAAGATGATTTTAATCCATATGATGGAGATTGGGATGTATATAATGCTCAACATAGTATAAGTGAAAGTATTAATTTAAATTCATTTCTCCATTCAGATTGGAATGTTTTATTAAATAATGTTTCTCAAAGTGTAATATCATCTACTAGAAAAAATATTGAATATATATACGGTACTACTGGTAGTTTAATAAGTAGTGCTCAATTACAAGATTCATATTTAACTTTAAGATCGTATAATACTTCACGCTATGATGGAGTTAAAGTAACTAGTTTATTATATAATACTTATACTAGTGCTTCTGCTAATTATGACGGAGATATATCGTTTGGTAAAACAGCAGCTATTGATCATAATGTTCGTAAACTTGGATTGTTTACTGAGGTAAAACAAAATATATTTTTACCTAATCGTAATAATGTAACTTTAAAATATTTAGTTGATGAATTTGGTGGATTAACTGAATTAAACCAACGCAATAAACATTGGCAAGAGATTCAAAATACCTTTCTAGCAGGTAAGGTATTAGATGTATCCTTATTTGATAATCAAAAATTTAATAATCAAAAAATTGTTGATGGTACTAAACCTATTTTTGATAGTGGTTATACCTATAACCCAATACTTTATTTTGCTTCTTGCAGTGCTGATCCTAAAATTAGTTTTGAACCAGCAGGGGCTTTAAGTAGTTTCTTAGCTACTGCTTTTAATAGTGAACCTTTTACTGTTAGTGGATCTGGTACAATGAACCACCCATTATCTGCTTCATTTGTAACTAAATTATTCGATACTATAGTTGAAGGTACTTCATATTTTGCAGGAGGAACAGCAACTACTCATCCTAGTTATTCTGTTCAAGAATCAGGCAATCATAAAGTACAAGCATCTCTTAATTTAGAATTAACATTACCTAATGGTACTAATGCTACTTGGTCTCTTCAAGTATTTAAAAATAATGATGCTTCTCCTTTATTTGAGGTAGATCAAATATTTACTGATACACCACCCCCTGTAACATCATTTAGAGTATTTTATCGTTTTCATGCCACTGATCCAGGACTTGCTTGTAGTGCTCCTTTAAAAACAGGATGGTCAACTAAAGATCCAGATGCTGGACAATATCTTACAGTTGGAGATACCATTTATACTTCTTTTAATCTTACTACTCCTGTTAGTGATACAGGATACATAACTCAATTTGATTCATTCGGTAATCCTTTAGGTAATATATTTGAGATATATATTGGATATATAACTATCAATACTGGAACTGCATGTTAAAATAATTAAAAATGGCCTTTACACAAACCAAATCATTCGATATAAATCAAAGCTCTGTTAGTTTAACGAATGGAGATAAATTACATTTTAAATTTAAAGTT